TACAACAAGCCATAAATAGTAGAAAAATGAAGAAAATTCAAGAAGATGGTGTCATAGGTAAGATTACCTTAGAAAACGCTGGTAAAGTATCAAAGAAACGCTTACAAGCGTATCGTTGTTTATTCTATGGTAAAATTATTGCTGATGATCCTGAGCAACAACGATTCTACTATGGTTGGTTCAAAAGGGCAACTTCTATATGAGAAAAATAAAGAGTACTGGTGTCATTTTTGGGGATATGCACTTCCCATTACATGACGAAAAAGCGTTTAGTTGTGCATTAAAGGTAATTGAAAAAGTAAAACCTGGTGTATTTATAAACTTAGGTGATTTTGCAGAAGGAGAGTATGTATCTCATTGGCGTTGGTCAAGAAGAAAAAGACCACCATTAGAATATCAACTTCCTTTTATACATAAAGAAGCAGATGAAGTCAATTACCATTTAGATAGAATTGACAAAGCACTCAAAAAGGTAGGGTGTAAAAAGAAGTATCTTGCAATGGGAAACCACGATAATTGGTATAATGCTTTTGTTGAAGAAAACCCATATTTAGAACAATATAAACCTGAAAAACTTTTCAAGGTAAAAGAAAGGGGTTATAAATGGTATCCTTATGGGGAAATATTTAAAGTAGAAAATAGCAAACTATATGCTTATCATGGAGGACATTATGGAAGTGTTAATCATAGTAGAGCAACAGTTCAAAACTTGGGGTGTAATATAATTTATGGACATACCCACGATTGCCAACGAAGTGTCGTTCAACACATTTCAGGTGTCCATATTGCTCAAAGTATGGGTTGCCTTTGCAAGATCAAAAAAGATTTTTTAAAAGGGAGAAAGGTAAACTGGACACACAATGTAGGGATTGTTGATTTTTACAATGATGGTTGGTTTAACTTGATTACCTTAGACATACATGATGGAATGACAACTTGGAACAATGAAATAATAAAGGGGAACTAATGGATTTAGCAAACACAATAAAAAGAATCAAAGAACTTTCTGCTATGCTACAAGCAAAAACAATATCAGATAGGGAAAAAGAATATTATATGCCTGAATTACATAGACTTATTGATTCATTAGAAGTTCCTCAATTAATAGGAGAATTTGAGAATGACTACATATCTTGAAAAATATTGCACAATAGAAGATATACAACTGGTAGCACCATTTGTATTTGATTACGATAGGAAACGAACTATATCAAACTGGGTAAGTCATAGTGGTAGTGGAAGTACAACTATCTACAAAGCAGGTAGTGTTGGTAAGTTTACACAATTATACGCAAATGACATTGAACTAACATCAGTAGGTGATGTGTCAAGCATAGATGCAGATGGCAAATTCTTCTTTGATGAAGATGCTGACTTAGTGTATTACAGACCAACAAGTACAAATAATCCTAACTTTGATGAAGCAGTTACTGCTGGTAGGGACAATAAAACATTATTTGATGAATTTATTGCAAGAAGTTCCGACTTTGTGAGGTCATATATTAATAAACCAATATATAAGAACAAAGGTGTTGGAACTGGGGATAGTTTAGGAAGGGACTTTCCTGAAGTGATAGTAAGATCAACTGCTTTCTTAGCAGCAAGTATGGCAATCATGCCTTACGATACAGAACGAGGGGAAGAACTTCAAAATATCGCATACAATCCTGTAGAGTCAAATGGATTATTAGATTTGATTAGACGAGGTGTAATCTCATTAGACCAAGACGAAGATGGTAGAGATAAGATTGTAAAAGAAGTTTCAATCAATGGATCATCTACTGGTACTATTGTTGATACCTTTGGACACCCAACAGTTTCATACGATAGAATCAAAGTAGTGATTGCTAATGGTGGTACATTTGCTGCAGGAAGTACATCTACTGTTACATATAACACATTTGTTGGAAATGATAATGGATTAAAAATTGACCAAGTTGCAATATCAGAAGTTGTTGATGGTTCATTTCAATCAATAGGACATGGAATTTATGTAAGATTTTCTACTGGAGTTTATACAACAAGTGATGAATGGGAAGTAGAAGTATCAGGGTTAGATCAAACAAGTGGTGGTGGACTTAACACTATACAACTAAAAAGGAGATAAAGATGCCTTATCATAAAAGAGGAAAAAAGAAAAAGAAAAAAATGGGTAGAAAGAAAAGAAAAAAAGCACCAGCAGGGTTTCATTATATGCCTGATGGAAGATTAATGAGAAATGGAAGTCATAGAAAGAGAAGATAATGCACATTGACAGACAAAAAAGATTGTTGAAAAAGCATGGGTTAAAGGGTGTCAATAAACCTAAGATGACACCCAAACACCCTACTAAAAAAGCAATCGTATTAGCAAAGACTGGAAAACATAAGTTGAAACTAATACGATTTGGTGCGCAGGGTATGGGACATAATTATAGTGCTGGTGCAAGGAAATCTTTCAAAGCAAGACATAGAAAGAATATTGCAAAAGGTAAATCATCTGCTGCTTTTTGGGCAGATAAGTTTTTGTGGAATCCAAGAAGTAGTAGAAAAAAGAATCCACCTAAATCTCAAAAGAGAGTATATAGTTGAGGAGAAAATTATTTAGCACCATTGTAAAAAAAACAAATGGTAAGAAAAAGACAAGACAAGGACAAAGCCATAACACAAAATATGGAAATAAAAATAGTAAAAAGTATTACAAGAAAAGATATAGGGGACAAGGATAATGGCAATAACATTTGAGAACATTTATAAGAATCGTGTGATTGATAATATACAAAAACTCTTAAAAGAAAATCTTTCATCTATTCCTGTTCTTTATGATCAACATAGAGGGCAAGAAAGTTTTTTGATTGTTCCTGAAAGTGATAGTTTTGTTGATTATGCAAGTAATGTACACATTAGAGAGTTTAGTACATCAATCAACTATCAACTTCGTAAGGGTGGAGAATATACTAAAGACAATCAACTCAATAGATTGACTATGGTAGCAGAAATTGTAAAAAGAATTTTATTTGATAACAGAAACTTGGAAAGTGATAATGTATCACAATGGTATAGTGGTCAAGTATTAAGTGTAGAATATACACGAGATGAAGATGATGAAACTATATCAAATGCAATCATTACTTTTCAATGTAATATAAATGAGGTGGTTTCATGAAGTATATATTAGAGAGTGGGCTAAAACTACAATATGGACATACACAAACACCAAACTGGGTTTGTAGAAAACTTTTAAAAGGTGAAGAAGTAGAATTAGCAAAAGAAGAATTGGCTGAACTTGAATCGCTTGGTGTAAAGTTAAAGCCAACAACAAAGAAAAAACCAAGCAAAAAAGAGGAGAAATAACACATGGCAGTAAGCGGAAAAGTCTATTCTAAAAGTGATTTTAGTGTAGGCATATTACAAAAAAATGGTTCAGCATTCTCTACTGCAGGTGCAGCAGATGGTGCTTACAAATTACTTCCAGTAATTAATGTATCTTCACCAGTCCTCAATCTTGTTGAAAGTGGTGAGATACGAAGTAATAATACTGGAATGATTGAATTTGATAAAGACCAATTTAGAACAACAAAAGGTGGATTTGTAACATTAGACTTTGAAGTTCCAGCAGAAAGAAACTTCTTAGTTAGATTACTTGCAAATGTACTACAAGATCATTCAGAAAATACAAGTGGTACTAATGTAATTCATACCATTGAAGCATCATCAAGTGCTTCTTTATCAAGACCTGACTTTACAGCATCTTCAAGTGCTGGAGTGCCAAGTCTTTTTGATATTGGATTATATTATCCATCATCAAGTGAAGATAAAATCATAACAAGTGCAGTATTACAAACCTTGACAATGAACTTTGATATGTCAGATGGTAGATGTTTACTAAGTGGTACATTTTTTTCAGGATTTACAAGTGCAACGAAATTTGTAACTGAAGCAAATCTATCACAAGCGATTGATGTGATTGAATCATCATCAGCACCAGCAATACAAGTAGAATCAAACTTTGATGTTAAAAAACTTGATGTTGATGGGCAAACCTTAACAGATATTATTGTTCAAGGTGTATCATTTACATTCGAAAACAATGTAGCAAGAGTAGGTAGAGATGCAAATGGCGATGCAGAAAGTTATGCTTTTGGTATCCCATCAGTAAACATTACTGGTGAATTATCTGTTCTATATGATGGTAATGTAAACTTTGCAGCAACCAAAAATATATTACAAGATTTTATTGATGGTAAAACTGCAACATTAAAACTACAACAAGGTGATGGTACAGTAGACGCAGGATCCCTTGGAGAGATGAACATTGAATGTGAAATCTTTTCAACAGCAGTCAATCTTGATGCAAATGCAGATACTGGTGCAGTTATCACAATCCCATTCAAGGTAGTTCAACCTACTGATGATAATGGTGATGCAAGTGGAACAGCATTTAAGTTTGAATATAATGACAAATTCGCTTCAACATCTTGGAGTTAAAAGGAGTAACACATGAAGGTTAAAATGTACGATAAAGAATGGGAAGTTAATAATATATCCTATGGTGATAAAAGACATCTTTGGAAACTAAGTGTATTAGCATTTGATGAAGGAAATGTTAATAAAAGTGAATATTATGATCTCCTAAGAGAAGTAGAAAAAATATCAGGTCTTACTGAAAAAGATTATGTGAAAAAAGATAAATCTGAATTAAGTATGGCACAGATAGATTTACTTCTTCAAGAAGTCTTTACAAACTATATGGGATTAAACCCAAAAGGATAATAGGACTTTGTTGTTATGTGTGGTTTTCTCAACTTGGATTTCCACACATGACTTTAGAGTTTCCATACAAAAGGCAAAGTCCTGTTACTAAAAGATTAAAGACCTATAAAAATATAAAACAGGTATGGGAAGAAATTGAATTGTTGGTTGAAAACTGGCAAGATAGTCGTTTTACATTAGGAAGAAATTTGTACTTCCACTTGCCACTATTCATGAATCCTAAATGGATCATCAATGATGACGATTATGATTTGATGAAACAATACATTTGGACAAAAGAATTTAATATTCCTATGGCACAAGATTTAGATAGTGCAGATGCTTATAGGTTAGAAATTTTTGATAATATAAGACAAGAACTTAACGAGATAACTAAATATATGAGTGAGAAACATGGCAGATAGAAGAATAAGATTATTAGTACAAGCAGAAGTAAAAAGAGCCATAAATGATTTAGACAAATTAGAAAAGCAGACTGATGACAATAAACAATCTGCAGATGAATTAACTTCTACATTTAAAAGTTTATTTGGTGCAGCAGTATTGGGGGCAGGTGCAAGAAGTGTTATACAAACAGCAAGTAATTTTGAGAGTTTACAAACAAGACTTGTTGCATTAAAAGGAAGCACAGAAGAGGGTGCTAAAGCATTCAATCAGTTTACAAAAATTGCAGCAACAACACCTTTCCAAGTACAAAATGTTGTAGAAGCAGGTGCTACACTTGAAGCATTTGGTGTAAGTAGTGAAGATTCTCTTAAATCAATTGCTGACTTAGCAGCATTTATGGGTACAGATATTGTAGATGCAAGTGCTGCATTTGGTCGTGCTTTTGCAGGTGGTGCAGGTGCTGCTGACATACTTCGTGAAAGAGGTATTTTGCAAATTATTAAAGATGCCGAAGGCATACAAGATCTTTCAAAACTAACTTTACCACAGTTTAGAGAAGCCCTGGAAAGAGCAATGACAGATCCTGATGGAAAGATTGCAGGGGCTACAGATCTACTGGCTTCAACATTCCAAGGTAAAATTTCTAATATGCAAGACTCCATTGATAATTTACAAAATGCTATTGGGAGTCAGTTTTTAGGTGGCTTAGGAGATGTTGCAGTTAAAGTAGGTGAGGTTGCAAGAGAAATAGGAACTTTTGTTGAAAACTTGTCAGATGACAATCTTGATGACATTAAAGACTTTGGTTTGACAATAGGAACTTTAGCAGGTGCATATGGATTGCTCAACATATCAGTAATGATTGGTAATGCTGCTTTAGGATTGTTTTCAAAAAGAGTAGCAGTTATTTTGGTTGCTTTTGAAGCAGTCAATACTGTTATCAAAAATTTGTCTTTGGTACAAGAAAAGACTCTTGAAGCAAGAATAGCATTTAATGAATTTTTATTAGAGCAAGAACAAAGAACACCAAATTTAGTTGCTGGTACAACAGCAAGTATTCAAGCAAGTATAGATCAATTCAAAGGTCAGTTAGATGAAGTGAGAGCATTAAACGAAGGTATTTCTTTTGAAAAAGGTGTTTTTGCTTCTATGTTGTTTGGTGATGATGAAACAGTAGATGCAGACAAAATTAAAGAAGATATTGAAACAGTTACAAATGCAGTAACAGATGCCACTGATCAAGTAATTGCAGCAGAAGAAGACAACCAGGACAAGAAGAAAGAAACTGAAAAAATTGAAAAATCAGCACATCAAAAAAGAATTGAACAAAATCTTGAAAGTGCAATAATTCAAGGACAATCTGCGAAACAGGCTGGAGTTTCAGTCATAAAGGCTGAGGTAGCAAAATCTACTGCTGCTTTAATTACAAAGATTATGCAAAGTGTTCCATTTCCTTTTAACTTAGCCTTAGCAGCAGGTGCAGGTAGTATGATTGGTCAAGTAACTGATCAATTATTTTCTTCTTTTGCAACTGGTGGTTCATTTATCACAAAAGGAAGAACTACACTACCTATTGGAAGTGGAGTAGTAGTAGGAGATAATGCAAGTGGTATGGAACGAATTGATGTAACACCATTACCAGCACCACCAACAACCGAAAGAAATATAACAATTAATATATCAGCACCATTGGTAGATGAAACAGTTGTTGATACAATAATCCCTGCTATAAGGAGAGCAGAAAAACTAAACTTATGAATGTAACAAAAAGAACAGCAAGTGTATTTTTAGGTAAAAAATTTCATGGTACAAAAAAGATGAGTACCAAGGATAGATTAAAAAAAAGAAAGATAAAGATAAGGAGATTTTAAGGTGGAAGTTGGAAAAGATACTAAATTTACATTCAATATTGAAACACTTATCAGTATTGGTGTAACAATATTTATGATAGTTGGTTTATGGTTTAATCTTCAAGCAGACATAGAGGAAGCAAAAAAGTTACCTGAACCACCAATTAGTAGAACTGAATACGATTTGAAAGACCAAATGATAAGAAATTCTATTTTAAATACTGAAGAAAAAGTAGAAAAACTTGAAGAAAAAGTAGATGATATTAAAGATGATACAAGAAGTATAAATGATACTCTACTCAAAATGAATAATAATTAATATGAGGTATAGACATGAATTGGTTTTATGGTTTGGGATACTTGCTTGGTATCTGTTTGTGGTTATCACCATTGCATTCACAGGCAATTAATCTTAACAATTTTCAAGCAATACAATTAATGAGTCTTGAAGATTGTGCAGTAGTACAAGTAAACGCAAGTTGGAATTTTGCTAACAGATTAGAAATTGAAAAATTAAAAGATTGTTATGTTGCAGAAATTGATCTTGCAAATAAAAACATTGGGGCTGTAATTCAAAAAGAGTGGAACATTAAAACTGTACCAACAATAATTATTTTTGAAAAAGGCAAAGAAGTAATGAGATTTGAAGCAGGTATATCTATGAAGTTTGATGAAAGTGAAATCCTAAGAAAGATACGATTGGAAATACAATGAAAAAGAAAAGAAGTTTTAGAAAAGTACGAAAGAGTAAAGCAGGAGTACCTTTAAAATATCTTTCAGGTTCACGAAATAGGAAGAAAACTGAAAGAGAGATAAAACGAACAGCAAGATTGTATAGACAAGGTAAATTGACTCCTGCGATGATGGACGCAATAAGCAAAAGGAGAGCAGCAAGTGGCAAGAAAAAGAAGAAAAAGAGGTAGTATAAATACCAGTCTTAAAAAATATTCAGGCAAAGGATATTCAATGGCTACTTTAAGGAAAGTTTATAAAAGAGGTTTAGGTGCTTATTATTCAAGTGGAAGTAGAGCAGTATCAGCACACGCTTGGGCTATGGGACGAGTTCGATCCTTTGTAACTGGTAGAGGTGGTGCAAGAAAAGCAGACGCAGACTTAATAAGAGGTAAAAGAAGAAGAAGATGAGTTTTACAAATACAGATTATCAAGCAAAACTATCACCAAGTATGACCGAAAATTGGTTGGTACAAATATTTAAAAATACTACTTCAAGTGTATCTACAACCGATACACCTGATTTTAGATTTAGTTTTTCAGATACAACATACAATAATCTTACTTACTATCCAGCAATATTAAATAAACCAAGTGTAAACTATTCACTTGATCTAAAAGCATTTACTACAAAAACTGGAAGTGTAACTTTAAATCTTGCTAATATAAATTTAGATGGAACAACTTTATTAGAACTATTAGGAAACGATACATTAAATGGACAAGTTAATATTTTATCTCAAATTGATAATGATAATACTGCTGCTAATGCTTTACAAATATTTAGTGGTAGAGTTAGTAGTTTTGCTTACAGAAACAACACCATAGTATTAAATCTTGTTTCGAACAGACCATTTCAAAATGTTTCTGTACCACAAGGTAGAACCAGCAATTCAACCGATCCTCAATACAATAACAAACTAATACCTTTGGTTTTAGGGGAGTATACTGCAAACACAGGATTTGTTTCAGGACAAGATGTCTATGCTTGTGAGTTTCTAAAAAATGATGGTAATAACTTTATCTATATTATACCTGAAAGCACAAGTGGTACTGATAAATTAGAATTTTATGATAAGGGTTTAAAACGATTTGTTGAACTGGTAGATACCAATACGAGTATTGTTACGATTGATAGTGCAAAAACACTTTCAGTCCCAAGAGAAATGAAAAGACAATTTAGTATGTTACCTGATGAAGTTTCACAAACTTTAGTTGGAAGTGGTGTTTCGTTAAGTTCAGGAAGTTTATCACAAACATTTAATGGTGATACTGGTAATGGTGCTACTTTTTCACAAACATCAGGATTTTCAGGTGATGCAAGAGGTATAGTATTGCAACTTAAATTACCACAAGTTAATGGTAAAATAAGTGCAATAACTTTAGAATTAAATGGTACATACAGCCAAACTCTTACTGGTAGTCCATCAGGTACAGATGGTGCATTTTTTAATTTAGCAACTTCTTTAAGTAGTAGTTTTGGTGCTACAACCAGTGATGTTGAATTAATAGGAACTGCAAGTAGTGGAGATAAAGTTGATAGATCAAATGTTGCTTTGCCTTCATCAACAAACATAGCAAGTATTTTAGATAATAACACTTTACCTGATGAGGTTTATCTAAGTTTTAAATTTAATGGTTCAGGAGATGGAGATTATACAAATTTTAATGTTGTGTTAAATAATATATCACTTACAATCACAGCAGAAAACGATTTAGTAAATGAACCTATTGCATCACAAGAATTTAATGCTGGTATAGATAAAGTTTATCTTGGAAGAAGTGTGCTTACAGAAGGATTTACTGCACACTCATCAGTACCTACATTAAGTGATTTAAATAATCCAGTATCTATCCATAGACAAATATTACATGATATTATCAATGTTGCAGATTCAGATAGTGATACAAAAATAGAAAACTCAGGATTTAAAAGTGTTGCAGAATTACGAGATTCTACATTAACCAGTCCAACCTCTACACATTGGAAAACAAGAATTAATCTTTATGAAGAAGAATCTTTTGAAAGCGTATTAGAAAAATTACAATTTGAGGGTTGTTTCTTTTTTGAGTTCAGTCCACAAGCACAACAAACAAGTATTAGTGGTGTGAATGAGTTAAGATATTTTACAATACCTGATAATCCAGTAGCAGCAGTAGATTTATCACAAAACGATATAGCAAACTATGAACTTGGTATTACACCAGTTTCTGACCTTGAAACAAATATTGTAGTAAATTACAAACCACACCCAACAGAAAATCAATATTTGAAACAAGATACTTTTACTTCATCAACAAGTGGTTCTGTACATGGAACAATCTTTGACAATGCTTCACACCAAAAGCAAGAAATCAACTTAGACTTTTTGATAGATGCAGTAGATGATGTAAGTGGATCAAGAAATTCAAGTTGGATTAATTTTAGAAGTAGTTTATTTGGTGAATATAAAACAGTAGTAAGCACCACATTAGTAAATCCTGAAAAGTATGCTATGTTGCAAGTAGGTGATTTTATTGACTTTGGTGAGATTACATTTTCAGAACTTGGTACACCATTTTCAGAAATATCAGATACATTTGATAGTTTTATTGCTATGCCTACAAGATTATTCAAAGATGCTTGGAGTGGTAAAAAGTTCATCATAACAAATTTAAAAAGACAAGTTGGTAAAGTATCAATACAAACGAGGGAAGTATAATGGCAAGTTATTTTATTTATGATAGTATTAATATGTACAGAAGTGATAACACAGTAAGTGAAGGACAAATGACAGATAGTGGTACACCTACTTTTTCTACATCAGATACTTTGACTTCACATGAAAGAGCAAACGACGAAAATATCGGAACTACTATTTCAGGAGTTGCAGATAGAGATGCAATAGAGTATGCAGTTGGTAGTAGTGCCACAGCAGATGCTGCAGCAGTTTATTTTACTGGAGATGATGGAGTATCAAGTGGAACTATTTTGACTTTCTTTATAGATACCGATAGAACGAGTTTACCAAGCAAAGGTACAATATCAGCAGTAAGTGGTGCTGGGTGGGCAGTAGCAGATTTAACAGAAACTACTGGAACAAAATTTTTTACTGAATTTAATGGATCAGTAACTAATGTATCTGAAATCTTGATTGGTAAAAAATTAAACTTTGAAATAGAACCTGATGTCAATGTTCAATCATCTATTAATTATCAAAACGAAGTTCAAAGATCATTAGGTGGAGTTGAGTATGCTTTAAATGTCAATCAAGGACAAGAAGTAATTACCATATCATTTCAAAACATTTCAAGCACATTTAAATCTAATCTAATTACTATGCAAGATGCTTTGAAAGGTGAAGCAACAAAGTTTCTTTATAATGATGGAAGTTCTTTCCATTGGGTACGATTAGATAAACCAATGACATTTACTGAAATAGCAGATGGAAGATTTAGCACACAAATTGTTTTAAGGCAACAAATCCAATAAAGACTTTTATACTGAAAGGTATATAATCACCCCATAAACAAAAAACCCCCTTATTTTAGGGGGTTCTTTGTAACTAAGAGGTAGTATAATCTATTACTTAATTGATTCGTGTAAAACTTCAATGGGTGTACCAATTCCAAAGTGTATTATATTATCCCAATCAGACAAACCTTTAATTTCTTTTTCCATTTCAACATGGATTTCTGATTTGTCATTTGATATATAAACAATAGTACCATTTAAACCACTAATATCTACCGAATAGTTTTCAATCACACAAAATGCACCATCACTAAATACTACTTTGTTATTTTCTTTTAATTTATTCATTGTTTTCTCCTTTTGTTTAACTAACATATACAATATTAATATATAACAAGGAATAGTGCAAGTCTTTTTTAAAAAAAAGTTAAGGGTTATATAAAGGGTTATAATTATATACACAAATTGTGGATAACTATGTGGATAACAAGTCTTATCAAAGGGTTATACTAAGGGTGCAAGACAAAGACAAAGATAAATAAAAAGTTAAAGCAGAAGAAGAATTATAAGACTAAGTAAAAATAAAACTTGACTAAAACAAAAAAAAAGAATTAGGTTCTTTTCAAATATGTTAATTACAAAGGAGAATCAAATGGTAATAGAAATAATAACTTACACTATTTTTATGATAATCATGTGGGAGTTTTTAAAAAAGGTGGTGCAAGAATGGTACTTGTAAAACTTACTTTAGAAGAATTAGAATTGTTGATTGAAGTAATGGAACGAAATAGAATTGACAATGATAATGAAAATGATCTTAGACACGATTTACGATCCATTCGTAAAAAAGTTGAAGAAAAGAAAAATCGTTTAGCAGAAGAAATGGCAAAAAGACCAAAAGAAGAAGTAAGGTTAATGCCAAATCCAACTTCTGCTGAACACATTGAATAGGAGAAAATAATGGCTTTTATTAGTTTGAAAGACCTTATGGATAATGTTGGTGGGCAACTTAGATTAACATTAAAATCCAAAGGTTCATTTAGGGTACATGAATGGCAAGGAAAACAAAGCAATAGATTTGATTATGAAGTATTGAAAGATAATCAACCAATGACTTTAAGTGCTACTGATGCTTTACATAATAGGATAATAAAATCAAATATATCGGTTGAAGATGATTTTTTATTAAGTTGGGAACAATACAAAACTGATGAAGGAGAACTTCGTAGATTTTGGAAAGTTGAAGCAGTTGAAAAAGAATCTGCTAATCCTCAATTTGAGAATGTAAAGAAAAGCGTAAATGAGTTTGAACAACAACTGCAAAAAGATAAAGCACTAAAGCAGCAAGTTAATACTTCTAATACTACTTACACCAATGGTGCAAGATTTGGTATGATCTTTAACAATGTTGTAAAACTGTATATTGCAAATGGAATGATGTGGACTAAAGAACAATTTGTTTCTGAGTTTAATAGAGTAGAAGGTTGGGTAGAGTCTTGTGAAAACAAACCTAATACTCCAGTAGATAACAATCTTGCAAGACTGCAAGAACAAAGAATAGATGCAAGTAGTCCTTCCAATCCAGTAGTAGTAGATGAAGATGATCTTCCTTTTTAATGATGAGTAATCAGCAAATCATATTCTTGCTTTTACTTACAATTATTTGGTTGTTACTTGGAATATTTACATTTATGTTTGTGGGGCTAATAATATTACTTTAAAGGAAAAAATGGGGCAACTACTTCTTATACTCTTTTGTTTAATTAACATATCACAATCGAATAGTAGTTGTCCCTTTCTCCTAAAGGAATTGAGATGATTAATAAAGGAATGTTTACATCAGATAAAGATGATTGGCAAACTCCAAAATGGTTATTTGACAAATTAAATAAACATTTCAAGTTTAATTTAGATGTATGTGCTAATGATGAAAATGCTTTATGTAATAAATATTATACAAGTTATGATAGTTGTTTAGATAAAGATTGGGAAATGTGCAACTTTATGAATCCACCCTATGGAAGGCAAATTTCTAAGTTTGTAAAAAAAGCACATGATCAATGGTTAGAAAATGATTGTACTACTGTCGCACTAATACCTGCAAGAACTGACACTAAATGGTTTCACAATTATATTTACCAACCTGCCACTATTATATTTATAAAAGGAAGATTAAAATTCGAAGGTGGAGAAAAATTAGCACCTGCACCTTTTCCAAGTATGATAGTTATATGGTGGGGAACAGAAAAAATTACTGATGAAGATTTTTTAAGTGATGAAAAAATATATAAAATAATAAATGAAAAAAGATAGAGTACAAAAATTAAATATTAAAGCAAAAGAAATTGCTGAAATGTTTAGCAATCCTAATCGTCAATTTAATTTTAATAAAGAAACATTTACAGTAGAGTTTATACAACCATTAAGCGAAATGGTTGCTGCTATTTACTTCAAAAAAACTTCAGGTAAAATAGCATTAGCAATCGCATTTTGGAAAAACAATAAAGGTGGTCATTGGGATTATTTTTTTCCTACTGATAGTCATGTATTAGGATTTAGAAAAATTGAAAGATTGTTGGAAAGGGTAGAAGCAAAAAACTATGGGAAAAATTAATTCACAAGCCAAAGGAAAAAGAGCAGAACGAGAAGTTGCTAAATTAATAAATAGATATTTAGGAACAAATGTTAGACGAACTCCACAATCAGGTGGAATGTCAATTAAGGGAGATATTATAGATATAAACCCTGATTCTGCTGCATATCAATTTCACTTTGAAGTTAAGGATCAGAAAAAATTGATGATTCCTAAATGGTGGGAACAAATAGACGATGATTGCCCAGTAGCAAAAACACCAGTAAATGTATTTAAGATGAATGCACAGTTTTACGCAACAATGCAATTTACTGATTGGCTTTCATTATTAAAAGAAATAGAAGAACTAAAGGAATCTCATAGGGGGTTAGAGGAAGAAGTAGAAGATTTAACACATAAATTATCAAAATAGGAGAATAAAATGGAATTAAGCAAAAGGGAACAAGCATGGTTACAACGAAAAGCAACATCACACCCAACTTATGATATGTGGGGAAAGTATGCTGGAACTTTACAAGAAAGAATGTCAAGAGTAAAAGCAGTTAATCCATATAGCGAAGAAGGGCAAAAAATTCAAGAAGAATCAAGAAAAAAGTATGGTGCTTGGTGGTTATTTACTGATAATAAAATGCAAAAGGTAAACTGCGATAATTGGATTATGCAGTTTTATAAACCTGAAGGAATTACAAACAAATGATTAAAATATTTATAACTATATCGATATTATTATTATTTTATTGGTGGATAACACAAGGAGAATAAAGTGGCACATACAATTTATAAAAACGAATCAGGAAAAAGACTTAAATCTGTTACTACTATCATCAATGGAAACTTAGGTTGGAATAAAGGTGCGTTGATTGGTTGGACAAGAAAGCATTGTTTAAATGGTGAGGATTCCATGCAACTTTTAAAAGAAGCAGGTAGAATTGGTACACTTGCACATATTATGATTGAACAATATGTTAATGGTGGATCGGTTTGTTTAGATGATTATAGTCCGAATGAAATATCACAAGCCAAGACTGCATACTACTCATTTTATAAATGGTTTGAAGATAATGATGTTGAATTTTATGAAACTGAATTAAAATTAGTTTCAGAACAATATCAGTTTGGTGGTACATTTGATGCAGTATGTGAAGTCAATGGTAAGTTAGTAATATGTGATTGGAAAACTACATCTGATACATATAGTGAAATGTTAATTCAATTAGGTGCATATAGACAACTTATTAAAGAAAATCTTGATCTAAACATAAGAGGTGCTATACTATTAAAACTTAATAAAGAAGAAAATGGCTATGAAGAACACAAGTACAACATTAAAGACTTGAACTGGGGTTGGAAGATGTTTAAACTATTACTAAAAATTCAGGAAAATAAAAGATGAAAATACTAAATCTTTATTCAGGTATAGGTGGTAATAGGCATTTGTGGGGAGATGAACACGAAATAACAGCAGTTGAAATTGATAAAAATATTTCAAGCATATATCAAGAAAAATTTCCACATGATAAGATTGTAAATACTGATGCACATTCGTATCTATTATATCACTATGAAGAATATGATTTTATTTGGAGTAGTCCACCATGTCCATCTCATAGTAGAATATGTTATAGTCAAAAAGAAAAAAAATTTGCAGATATGTCTTTATATGAAGAAATTATTCTTTTACAATCATGGTTTAAAGGAAAATATGTAGTAGAAAATGTAATACCATATTATGAGTATCTTATAAAACCAACTACAATAATAGGCAGACACCCATATTGGACTAATTTTGAAGTTAGTCATCTTGAAGTAAAAAACATTGACATAGCAAGATCAGATGCAGACGAGTTATCTAAATATTTGGGGATACCAAAACCAAAATATAAATCAAGACTATTATTAAGAAATTCTGTAGAACCAAAAATAGGATTACATTTATTAAAAGAATCACAAAAAGAAAAACAATTAAATATATTTTAGGAGAATAAAAGATGAAACATGGAAGTCTATTTAGTGGTATAGGTGGAATCGATTTAGGAT